CTGCAATACCAAGATCCATAGATGGTATGTTTGCTTGATTGCAAAAGAATGCAACACCAGGTGCTCTCTTCAATGAAAACTTAAAACCAACAGGTGATAAAAAGTTTCTATTCTCAAGAGGAGTTCCTGGTCTATCAACAGGTGGTTTTCTAGTTGCCATTATAAGATACTTTTTAAGTATTTAGGGTCTTATGATATCTTTGCGTGGGGTGCAAACTCTCCTTTTGATGTTATCTTCATACCATAATATAACATGTCTGTCCAAAACTCTGGATCATTTAAATGATGACTAAGAGCAGAATACCAAAATGTTAATTGCATCAATGTTACTTTAGCATCTCTATCATCCTTTGCATAAAGAAGAACAACCTCTTTTTGCCAATCATCCCAACTCATCACACTATTACTATTTTTAGCATGTTTAGATACTAATGTGTAATATTTTTTATATTTTGTTGTATTTCCACTCGATACAAAGTCTTTAGCAGTTTGGGGATAATCATTATGATTTTTTTTAAATTCATTACCATTCAATAGTTTGAGGACTTGACCAATAGGTGTTTGCCCTCCTTGAGCATCAGGAGTTCTTTTTATTTGTGCAGTAAAACTCATATTATTACCTGATCTAGTAATACTAATTGAAAATTTATTATTTGGACCAAGCCTAATATAAGAAGTAACAGAATCAATTGCAAGAATATTATCAGGTTCAAAATTAATATCACTCATATCATACTGTTCGATTTTACTAAATGCTTTAAGTCTTTTTAGTATTGGTGATGTTGAAACATTATACAAATGTATCTGTGCTTCTCTAGGATAATTTACTTTTTTAAGAGATATACCAACAAGTTCATCATTCTCCATATATTCAATTAATAAATTATTTAACTCTAATAAATGAGAAGGATCTGGAATTGCTGCTTGTATCTCTTTTTTTATTGCAGACACTCTACCCTTTTTAACTGCCCATATATCAGCAGGATTCCAAGTCTCATACTTTCCAGCAGGTTCTGTTCCATCTGGATTCTTAAAATCTCTATTCAAATGATCCATATGATCTTTGAAAAATTGTACAAAATCTTGACTCCCAAATTCAAATGGAGCCCATGTTCCTGCTGAATATACATCAAAGAAATTTTTATTCTGTTGATAATATGTCCATAACCATCCATCTATTCTATGTTCCCATCCTTTAAAAACTTCTGACAATTCAGTCCATGTTTTTTTATCATTTCTAATATCTACATCACTCTTAAATTTTGCACCCTTACTTTTTAACGCATGAGTAAGTACAACAGTTGCTCCTTTCTCTTGTATATCTGTAGGAATAACTCCTTTACCTGTTGGATTGGTTTTTTCAAACCTAATTTCTTTTTTATTTCTATAGTCTTCTGTTCCTATCCAAACTGATGTATATTTTGGTCCCTTTACTGGTCCTTCAACAAGACCATACTGACTAGTTAAACTTTTCCATATTTCAGTAATCGTTGCATCACTTACTTCAGTTTGATAATCAACTTTAATAATAGTTCCTTTTGGTTTTGCTTCGATTGTTATTAATTTATTACCATTTGTCTTATTCCTACCATCTACTTTTAATTTTTTAAACAAACCATTATAAGCAGGAGATTTTCCAGTCATAAATTCAACAACTCTTGTTGTTCCAGTAGTTACTCTATCGAACTTCTTCGCCATGATCTTTTTGAAATATTTAGACAAAAAAAGAGACCCCCGAAGGAGTCTCTTTGAAACGATATGTGATATGAATTACATAAGGTTCTTAACAGCAACACGTCTGTAGTAACGGTTAGCATTCTCTGTAAGAGTACCCAATCCCTGAGTAGTTCCTTGTGAGAATGGGTTCTCAACCATTCCGTAACGTGTCTTAAATCCGATTTTAGGCTGGAAGCTGTTCTCTCCAACTGCACGAACCATCTGTAGTGGAACGTATGGGCAGTAGAATAGTCCTGCGTCATAAGGTGAAGTACCTTTATAACCAACAACATAATACTGGTTACCATTGTTTGTCTGGGTATTACCAGAAACATCTAGGTTAGCAGAATATGGGTCGATGTAGACTCTATACTTACCTTGTAGAACACCAGCAAATGTATTGCCTGTGTCATCAACATTAAGGTTAGCATTAAGTGCAGGGGTGTAATCAAGAACACCTGCCATTGTAAGTGCAGAAGCAACATCAGCAGAACAAAGGATGATGTTACCCTTTCCGCGACGAGTTCTTTGTGCGATTGCGTTAGCATCTCTCTCAATCTGGAATAGAAGTCCTTTGAACTTCTCAACAGACCATCTTCCGTTTGAGTCGATGTCGAGGTCGAAGATACCAGCAGTTGCAGTGTTAGAAACAGCACCCTGTTCAGCAGTCTTGTAGATAGTTCTAATAACTTCTCTGTTGATTTCCGCAAGGATCTCAGTAGAAAGGATATTAGCAAGTTCTGCTTCAGCATTTAAGCCGTGGATTGCCTTAAGGTCTTGAGCAAGCTCTAATGAGTACTCAGCTTTAAGTGCTCTGGAACGTGCAGTTACAGTGACTTTCTCGATTGAGAATGCCATCTGGTTGAAAGCTGCTGAACCAGAAGTTCCAAGTGCTTCAGCCTCACTTGTTTCCATACCCTGACCAACGTTATAGTCGGTAGAAGTAGCAGAAGAAGTTGGGTTAAGAACAGATGGGTTAGTTCCTGTCTGGTTAGTTGTACCAAAACCAACGGATGTGTTACCAAATCCAGAGGTATTGTTATAACTAGCATTCATTCCAGAGAATGCAGTATCTGCTTCGTTGTAGAACGCTTCGGTTCCAGTCTGCTTCTCGTAACGAGAACGCATTGCGAAGATAAGTCCAGTAGGACCAGACATTGGTTGAACACCAGCAAGGTCATATGCGACCAAGTTTGGCATTGAACGTCTAATCAATGAGATTAGAACTGGGTCGAAACCAGCAACAGGACCAGATGCAGTTGCATTACCACTGAAACCAGCAGGATTACTACCTGCAGAGTTTGTTGGTGCGGCTTCGGAAAGAAGTGATCCACTCTCTTGGAAAGCAGATGACTCTCTTAAAAATTTTTCTTGGTTCTCTAGTAGAACAGCGGTTACAGACCTCTTATGGTTGTCTTCGATTTTATCGAGACCCTCATATTCTAGGAGGGGCTTCCACTTTTCCACTAAATGTTCTGATTGGAACATCTTAGTTTACCTAATAGTGTTTACGTTTGAATAATCTTAAATTCAGTTTTTGAAAGCTGAAAGTGTCTTAAGGTATGATTCCATTGATCCAGAATAAGTTTCTGGTGCAGAATCTAGTCCCTCAGATAGTGTTTCAGTCTTTGTAGTAGGAGATTTTGAAGTGAAATAAGATTCCTTCAATGTCTCTAACTTTTCACGATACTCTTCGTCACTTTCAAACTCTACACTTTCAGCAAGTGAAGCGAGCTTCTCTTTCTGAGTAGCAGCAAGGCCATCAGAAACAGATTCTAAGATACCATCAGCAACAGACTCAGCAAGTCTGCCGTTTAAGTTGATATTCTTTTCTATTTGCTCATTGAGCTTGGTTTCCATGTCATCAAGTTTTTCTACCATACTCTTAAGGACATCATATTTTTCTTCAGGGATTTCTACATAATGTTCTTCAAAAAGACCCTTCATTCCTTCAAGGAATGATTCGGTCATGTCAGCCTTAAGGCCATTTTCAATGGCAAGTTGGTTCTCATCGAACCACTCATCGGCGACATACTCAAGGTATGAATCTACACGTTCCTGTAGACCTACCTTAATTTCTTCTACGTGCTCATCAAGTTTAGAGTCAAACTCTTCTTGGATTTCTGCACGGATTGCGGAAGCTTTTGAATTGATAGCGGCTTCAAAGATTGTCTTTGCTTTTCCTTGGTTCTCCTCACTGAGTTCTAAACCTTGGACAAGAGCATTAAGATCATCTTCCATATCATACTCAACTGTCTCTTCCTCGACAGTTTCCTCTTCAGCAACGATTTCTTCTACTTCAGTAGGCTCTTCTGCTACAATTTCTTGTTCGTCAGTCACTTCTACCTCGTCTCCTTGCTTTAAAGTTTTTCCTTTGCGTTTTGTTATCACATCGGCGACTTGCTTTAATGTTCCAGCAGGATCTTTTAACTTAGCACTATCATTAGTAGGGCTATAGTTATCTGGGGTAGGGCCACCTAAGTCCTCATAACTTGGTGCAGTTCCACCAGTAGTTAGTTTTGGCATTGGTTCTGCTGGTTTGGCGTTAGCATTAACAGCAGTCTTAGATTGCTTTGTGCCTACTTCCATTTCTTGTAATTGATTTCCACTAGACATTGAAGGTTTCTCCGATTTACGCTTGATTAAATCTATATTTATTTAGAATATTTATAAGTTTGATAAGAAATTATTAAATAGAGCCAATTTGCGCTCCTCTAATTTCTTCTGTGTAGTCAATGTATCAATCTCTTGATACGTCTTAGCAGCAAACTTCTCACGAAGTATACCACCATCCCACACCCAGTCTTTTCCTTCCATAATTCCCTCAACAAAAGCATCGGGAGCAGAAGGATCAGCAACGATGTCAGCAGCAGTTGCTAACATAAAGTCGTCACCGACTACATTAACACCTTCACGAGTTGGCTTTAGAGATCCAATTCCACGAGAAGATACACCAAGTTTTACACCCTCGTCAATAAGTGAAGATGCAATTTTACCCATTGGTGTGCTAAGAATTTTAGCCTTACCAATAAAGTTTGAACCGTTCTCCTTAAGAGAAACGATTTTATGTGAGACCCTATCGAGATTTACGGTAGGACCTTCGGGGTGACCAAGTTCTCCAAGAGCTCTTCCAGAAGTAACGTGATTTTCATTATAACGTCCAACTTCCCTCCTAAGAGTTTCCATTGGATACATGCGACCATTACGGTTCTTTATGTTTCCTTGTAAGAAAACACCCTCAATATACATGGACTTCTTGCCATTTCTAGTTTCGACAAGAAACTCTACTGATTCAATTTCTTCCGTAATGAGTTTCATCAACCTTCCCCTGTGATCTGAACTTGTTGATAATATA